TAAATCGGGAGCGTTAGGCGAAAGTGGAAGAGCGTGGCAGAAAAAGCGTGGCGGAACTCGCCATCCTGGTGCCCATTGTTCCCGGTGTACTGCCAGATCCGCCCGCAGACCTGACGGAGCCGGAGGCTGTGTACTGGCGCGATGTCACGGCCACGAAGCCGGCGGAATGGTGGCAGGCGGATTCGGAGATTCTGCTTAAGTCTTACTGTCGTGCGTCGGTGCAGCACGATCGCATCTCGGCAGCGATCAATGGGATCTCGGCGGCGAAGATGAAGAGCGCGAAGGGCTGGCGTCAGTACCAGTCGATGCGACGGGTTCAGGCGTCGACCAGTATTGAGTTGTGCACGCTGGCGATGAAGCTGCGGTTGTGTCCATCGGCGCGCTACAAGGCCGAGAGGGCGAACACGATCGACAGAAAAGTCGCCGATGACAACAAGCATCCATGGCAGCAACGGCGCAGCGCGTAGAGAAGACCCGCGGCGAGCGCAACTGCGACTGGATCGAGACGTACTGCCGCATTCCGGAGGGCAAGTTCGTCGGGCAGCCGGTGCGATTGAGGACCTGGCAGCGGGAGATCATCTGCGGGATTTACGACTCGCCGACGCGACGGGCGATCATTTCGTTTGGTCGGAAGAATGCCAAGACGACGCTCTCGGCGCTTCTGCTGCTGCTCCATCTGGTCGGCGTGGAGTCCCGCGCCAATAGCCAGCTGTTCAGCGCGGCGCAGAGTCGGGACCAGGCGGGGTTGCTGTTCAGTCTGGCGGCCAAGATTGTCCGGTTATCACCGGATCTGCGGACGTATGTAAGCGTTCGCGACACGGCGAAGCAACTGTACTGCGAGGAGCTTGGGACGTTGTATCGGGCACTCTCGGCCGATGCGTCGACTTCGTATGGCCTCTCGCCGGTATTCACCGTGCACGACGAGCTCGGGCAGGTGCGCGGGCCGCGGTCGGACATGTACGAGGCGCTCGAGACGGCGGCCGGGGCGCAGGAGGCGCCGCTCTCGATCGTGATCTCGACGCAGGCGCCGACCGATGCCGACTTGCTGTCGCTGCTGATTGACGACGCGAAGAGCGGTGCCGATCCGAAGGTGAAGCTCTGGCTCTACACCGCAGACGAGGCGCTCGATCCGTTTGCCGAGGCGACCATCCGGCAAGCGAATCCGGCATACGGCGACTTTCTGAATGCCGAGGAAGTGCTCGACCAGGCGGCGAGCGCGAAGCGGATGCCGGCACGGGAGGCCGCCTACCGCAACCTCGTACTCAATCAGCGGGTGAACGTGACCTCGCCCTTTATCGGGCGCGCCGTGTGGGAGGCGTGCAACGGCGAGGCGGACGAGCTCGCCTTCGAGTCAGGGTGCTGGATCGGACTGGATCTCTCGGCGCGGCACGATCTCACGGCGCTCGTGATGGTCGCCCGCGGCACGGACGGGCTGCTGCACTCTCAGGCGAAGTTTTATGCACCGGAGCACGGACTCGCGGAGCGCGCACATCGCGATCGAGTGCCATACGATGTCTGGGCGAAAGCCGGTCACCTGACCCTGACACCGGGCGCTTCGGTCGATTACGGCTACGTTGCGCGCGATCTGGTGGCGCTCTGCGACCGCTACCCGGTGAACGAGATCGCCTTCGATCGCTGGCGGATCGACATCCTGAAGAGCGAGTTGTCGCGGCTCGACCGCGAGTTGCCGATGGTGGAGTTCGGGCAGGGCTTCAAGGATATGACACCCGCGCTCGATGCGCTCGAGCACGACATCCTGGAACAGAAGCTCCGGCACGGCGGGCACCCGATCCTGAACATGTGCGCGAGCCACGCGGTCGTCACGCGCGATGCGGCGGGCAATCGCAAGTTGGACAAAGACAAGGCGACGGGCCGGATCGACGGCCTGGTGGCGCTCGCGATGGCGGCGGGCTGTGCGGCCCGCGCCAACCGCGAAGCGGAATACACGATCACTTTTCTGTGAGGTTTTATGGACCGCGCGTACAGCGTGCTCGAGATCAAGTCGGTCGACGAGGAGCGCCGCGAACTGGTCGGCCTCGCGACCACGCCCGCTGCTGATCGCCTCGGCGACATCGTGGAGCCGAAGGGCGCCAGCTTCTCGCTGCCGCTGCCGCTCTTGTGGCAGCACGACCACGCGCGGCCGATCGGCACGGTGGTCGAGGCGAGTGTGAATAGCCGCGGCATCATGGTCCGCGCGCAGCTTCCGACGATCGCCGAGCCCGGCCCGCTCAAGGATCTGATTGATCTCGCGTGGCAGTCGATCAAGGCGAAGCTGGTGCGCGGGCTTTCGATCGGCTTTCGCGCACTGGAAACCGCCCGCCTCGAAAAAGGCGGTACGCACTTTTTGAAATGGTCGTGGTTGGAATTGTCAGCAGTGACAATCCCGGCGAACGCCGAAGCCACGATCCAAACCATTCGCTCGCTCGACTCGCAAGCGCTGGCCGCGTCTGGCCGTGAAAGCGCAAGCGTGCCGCTGCGGCGACTCTCTGCCGGCGTCTCGGCGCAATCTCGAACACCATCAGGAAAATTGACGATGAATACTCAAGAGCAAATCCGTGCATACGAGGCTCAGCACCTCGCAAACACGGAACGGCAGAAGGCGATATTCGCGAAGGCGGGCGGCGAAGGTCGCACGACCGATGCGCAGGAAGGTGAGGAACTGGATACCCTCGCGGCTGAGGCGGCGGCCATCAAGGTCGATCTGCAGCGCCTGCGGGCGCTCGAATCACAGGTACTGCCGAAAGCAGTGCCGGTCGCGGGCGCCTCGTCTGAACAGGCGATGACGGTGCGCAGTGGCGCGTTCATCACCGCAGGGCATCCCGTCCTGCCGAAGGGGACGGCGTTTGTGCGCTACATGCACTCACTCGCCGCAGGGACGATGTTCAACATTGACCCGGTGCGGGTCGCACAGCGTTTCAAAGACTCAACGCCGGAGGTGATTCGGGCGCTGGAAATGCGCGCCGGTATGTTTGAGAAGGCCGATGTCGGCACCACGACGGACGCCGACTGGGCCGCCCCGCTGGTCGTACCGCAGAACGTCTCGGCGGAATTCGTCGAGCTGCTGCGGCACGCGACGGTGGTCGGGCGGCTGAACCTGCGCCGCGTGCCGTTCAACGTGCAGATCCCGGTGCAGACCTCGGGCTCGACGGTGAACTGGGTCGGCGAGGCGGCGGTGAAGCCCGTCGGGCAACTCGCCTTCACCTCGATGACGCTCGGCATCTCGAAGGTCGCCGGCATCTTGGTGATCTCCGAGGAACTCGCACGGCTTTCGAGCCCGGCTGCGGAGGATATGTGTCGGCGGGATCTCGTCGCCGAGATCGCGGAGTTCATCGACGTGCAGTTCCTATCGGAGTCGGTGCTTGCGACCGCGAACAATCCGGCGGGCATTGCGCAGGGCGTGACGGCCATTCCGGCCTCGGGCACCGACGCGGCGGCACTGCGCTGCGACATCCAGTCGGCACTGCAGGCGATGCTTACGGCCGGGATTTCGACTTCCGGTGTAGTGATCGTCATGTCCGAGCAGCTCGGCGCGGCGGTTGGGCTCATGACGAATGCGCTCGGGCAGCCGGAGTTCAACGGCATGGGCGCGGGAGGTGGCACGCTCGCCGGCATTCCGGTCATTACCTCCGAGAACGTCGGCGGGGACACGACCGGCCATAACATCTACTTCATCAAGCAGTCCGAAGTGTTCCTCGCGGACGACGGCGGGGTGCGGGTGGATGTGAGCCGGGAGGCAACGTTGGCGATGGATGGCGGAGCCTCGGCGGCGCACAGCCTCTGGCAGCGCAACGAGGTCGGCATCCGCGCGGAGCGGTTCATCAACTACAAGCGCCGCCGAGACGGCGCCGTCCAGTACATCAGCAACGCGGCCTACACGGCCTGCGGAAGCTGAGAGGCGCAGGGATTGGGGCGGCTCCTCGGGGGCCGCCCCGTTTTCTGAGGAGCAAAAGACATGCAACTGATTGCTAAGCGATCGATGTATTACGGGGTCCGGCGGTTAAAGGCCGGCGATGAATTCGAGGCAAGCGACAAGCATGGGCGGCTGCTCGTGCTCGCCCGCGCGGCGATCGAGACGCCGCAGCCGGTGCCGGATCCCGAGGAACCCGCGGAAGAGGAACCCACCGAGCAGCCGGAAGAGCCGCCACGGGCCAAGCGCAAATACACGCGACGGGATCTCCGAGCCGAATCGTGAACCTCGCGCTTCGACTGAAGCAATTCCTGACGGGGCGCGCTCAGGCGAACCTGATGCCGCCCGATGGCTCCACGGCGTGGG